GGCGATCACACTCAAAATCGACACCCACTACCCCCACCTCCTGAGGTAGCTATCCTCATAAGTAAGGGCCAGGTGGGGGTAGTGGGTGTCGATTTTGAGTGTGATCGCCGGTGGGAACGTGCTGGAGCCTCCGCAGCGCACCAGCACCCGCTGCACCGAGAGCTACGCCTCGCTGAAGAAACGCATCTACGCGGGCCTACTCCCGGCCCAAAAAGAGTTCGTTGACGACAACGAGCACCTCATCCTGGGGTTTTGCGGGGGATTTGGCTGCTTGGCAGGTGAGACGCTGATTGGTGGAGTACCAATACGCGATCTCACCAGCAAGCCAATAAAGGTAGAGACCATGGCGGGAGCCGCATGGGCAACACCCGCCTACGTCAAAGGGTATGCAGCTCTTTACCGGGTTCGGACTCAAGGCGGTCGAGAGTTTCTGGCAACCAAAGACCATTTGTGTCTTTCGCCAGACGGCTGGGTGAGCGTTGGCCGCCTGTCGTCAGGTTCTCTCGTTGCCGTTGGTGATAAAGCGAGTGATCAGACATTGAGCGAAAGAGCCACAGGTTGCTCAGGGTCTGATCAGTTGGACACTCGTTCATGTGATGGATCACCCACCCCGTGGGAAGTCTTTGCCCAAGAGCTGACTCAACGGCTCGTCGGGCCCAGTATTTCCCGGCATCCCGGTCTTTCGACCCAACGGTTCGCCCCTTTGATTGAGGGTTCTCAATGCCAGCTTGGGCACCACGGCTCTTTAGCAAGCCTTGTGTCTGCAGAAACGTCCGCATGGTGCCTTCGTGAACACCAAAGCGGTACTTCAGTTCACGCATATTCACACCTTCCTCTAAGTAGTCCCGCACAACGGCAGCTTTCAGGTCCAGCAGCTTTTCGTAGCCAGTCACCCGCTGGGTTGGTCGCGGCAGGCTATAGCGTTCAACCCAACGCCCAATGGTGGCCTTATCAATCTTGTGCTTCTCGGCCAGAAACTGGTACGAGTAGCCGTCCGCCAAGTCTTGGAGAAGCAGCTTACGCCTCAGATCCGGCAACGTTTCCCAGCGAACCCTTTGCTGACCCATACCCAAGCGACGAGTATTACCAGTATAAGTGGGACCGCGTTAAAGACGTTACCTATGCAAGGCACGACCTGTTCTACGACCTGCACGTCCCTATTTGGAACCATTACCTAGCTAATGGCGTTGTCCACCACAACAGCGGTAAGACCAGAAGTTTGTGCGCCAAGGCTCTCAAACTGTGCATGGACAATCCAAACACCGTGGGAGCCGTCTTCGAACCCACCAACATCCTGCTAAGAGACGTATGGATGCGCAGTTTCGACGACTTCTTAACAGAACACCAGATTGAATACGACTTTCGGGTGTCCCCGCAGCCCGAATACATCGTCCATTGCCCTAACGGTCCCGCCACACTGATTTGTAGAGCTACCGAGACATGGAATAGGGTGCGAGGTTTTAATTTGAGCTTCGTTTTGGCCGATGAAATTGATACTTCTCCCATGGAAGTTGCGCAGAAAGCGAGTGAAATGTTTTTGGCCCGACTTCGTGGCGGCAAAAAGCCCCAGTTGGCAGTCGCCTCAACGCCTGAGGGCTACAAGTGGATGTACCGCACCTTCGTTGAGAATGGTGACACCCCTGATCGTCGGCTGATCAAAGCCAAGACGACCGACAACCCCCACCTCCCGGCGGGTTTCGTCGAGTCGCTATACCAGAACTACGACGCCAACCTGATCGCCAGCTACATCAATGGCGAGTTCACCAACCTTGAGAACACCACCGTCTATCACCCGTTTGACAGGGATCGGCATTGGTGCGACACGGAGATCCAGGCTGACGATCGCCTGCTGATTGGGGTGGACTTCAACGTCGGTGCCGTGTTCACCGAGGTAACGGTCCGTAGGGGCGAAGAGTTCCATGTGGTAGCGGAGCACTACCCCAAGGACACCCCTGCGCTGGTGCGGCTGCTGCAGGAGACCTACCCCCGGCATGTAGAGGCCGGGAACGTGGTGATCATCCCTGACGCGGCGTCACGGCAGCGCACCACCACCAACGCAGCGGAATCGGACCTGTCTCTGCTGCGCAAAGGGGGGTTCACGATCAAGGCGCAGCAGGCCAACCCCCAGATCGCAGACCGGGTGAACTGCATCAACGTGCTGCTGATGGCGGATCGGTTGAAAGTCCACAACCGCTGCAAGTACCTGATCAAGTCGATGGAGCAGCAGTGCTACGCGAAGGACGGGAAGCCGGAGAAGGGGATCGGCGGCCTGGATGACGTGAGCGGCCCCGTGGACGCACTGGGCTACTGCATCCACTACCTCGCCCCCCTACGCCGTTGGGCGACAGGTGGGTCTTCTTTCCGCACGTACTAATGAAACGCGAACGACTTGCTTTAGGTCCTGCGATCAGCGTCGAGAGTGCTCTCGACACCAACGGCAGGTATTACATCACCTACGCGAAGGGAGCGAGTGTGTTCCTGCGGGAGGCGAAGGAGGTCCGGCGGTTCCTGAAGTTTGCCAAGAGCACGCCATCACGGGAGGCACTGGATGCGTGGTTAGAGGAGCTGGCCGCGGCGGACAGTGCCCGCCGGGAGCGCCGCGAAGCGGCGACCCAGGGCTTATCCGAGGAGGTGTTAGCGACGGGCTTTGGGCCTGAGTGTCACCTGGACGAGAGCGATCCGAACTATGCGACCCGGACGGTGGTGTAGGTGCTGCAGGAAATCTCGGCTATACGTGTGACTGCGAAGCGTGGCTGATAACAGCACCTACCCCCTGCGTGCGACATCAGCTGTTCCGCTACAGCTGCAGTACGGCAATGCAGACGACCCGAGCGTTCTGAGCAGTGCGGTGTTGTCGATGCTGCCCCAGTGGGAGCCGATTGACATTTGCATTGGCGGCACGGCTGTTCTCCGTGCCAACGCTGAGAAGATCATCCCCCGCGAACCAAGCGAAGCCCGCGAAAGCTACGAGCGTCGGATCTTCCACGCGACGATGCCGCCGTTCCTGCAGCGCCTGGCCTCCCAGGCTGCGGGCGTGATCCTGCGCAAAGGTATCCAGATTGAGGGGGACGAGTATTGGGAGGAGTGGATCAAAGATGTCACCGGCGACGGCACCACCCTCAACGAGTACGCCCGACGCCAGTTGGTGACGGCGATCCTTTACGGCCACAGCAGCAGCATCGTTGATTTTGTCAACGACACCACGGCCCGCACACTTGCCGAGGAGCGTCAGCTGAACCGCAAGCCATATCTGGTGCCAATCCACCCGCGTCAGATCATGGGCTGGCGCACCAGCAATGACTCCAACAGCAGCGACCTTGCTCAGGTGCGTATCAAGGAGCGTGTCGTTACCGGCAAGGGCGCCTATGGCGAGGAGCTGATCGATCAAATCCGCGTCATGGAGCCGGGCCGCTACGAGCTATGGCGTACACCGGCGACGACCTCGCTAACGACGGTGGCGAAGTGGGAGTTGGAGCAGCGCGGCACGACCAGCCTTGACCGCATCCCGCTTGTCACGGTTTATGCCAATCGTCAGGGCAATTTGCTGAGCGTTCCGCCGCTGTTGGAGGTGAGCTGGTTGTGCATCGCCTATGCGCAGCGCTTCTGTGACTTCCACCATGCCGTCCACGTCAGCGCCAACCCCATGTTGGTGTTACGGGGGTTTGATCCCGATAGCGACGCTGAACTGGGCATCAGCGTCAACACGGCGCTTCTCCTACCCCCAGATGGTGGTGCGGAGTTTGTGAGCCCTACCACCGAAGCCTTTGACAGCCAGATGCGGTGCCTCCAGTCGTTGGAGGATCAAATCAGCCGCCTTGGCATCAACACGCTCAGCAGCCAGAACCTCACCAACGCCGCTGCCGAGGCACGTCGTCTGGATCGCATCGACAGCGACTCGATTATGGCGGTCATCGCAGGGGATCTGGAGCGGGCGGTGAGTCAACTGTTTGAGCTGGCGGCCGAGTATGTGGGCATTGAACCCCCGACTGTCTATATCCCGCGGGACTACGACAACCGCCTTGTTACCGGCAACGACATCACCGCCTACCTGCAGCTCTACATGCAGGGAGCGATCAGCCAAGAGACGTTGCTGGGGATTTTGCAAGACGGCGAAATCCTCCCAGCCACGTTGTCGATTGACGAGGAGATCAGCCGCACCAAGGAGATGTTGGAGGAGCAGCAGGCGATGGAGCGTCTTGCGATGGGGGATGGCGCTGACATGGCGTTCCAGAACGCGGGTCAGGGGGAGTCACTTAGCAGCCAGACGCTGCCCACACCTCTGCGTCCTGGCCGTAACGCTGACTGAACCATGCGCCACCACCCCAGCTGGCGTGAAGTACGCCACGAGTACATGCGCAACCTTGTACCAAGTCACGCCAGCTGTGCGATCTGCCGGTGGTGGCATCCCGAGAGTTCAGCAGCTGCGGATCCTGTGGGTTTCTGCCACTTCAACCCACCGACTGTTGAGGGTTGGCCTGAGACCAACGGCGATGAGGACGTGTGCAGCTTCTGGGAGACGGACTACGACCCTACCCCTCGCGTTGAGGCAGCATGACCAACGAGGAGTATCTGCGGGAGCTGGCGGCTGCCATCACCCGTCAGGAGGACTTGAGTGACGAGGCAGCGCAGCAGGTGCTCTATGAGCTGGCGCTGCGCATTTATGCGTTGCTGCTGAAGCGTCTACCGGAGAACCGCTTTGAGCGATACCTGAGGTGGCCTGAGATTCGTCGTCAGATTGTGCCGTGGCTGTCGCGGGCCAACGACCTGCTGGCGGTGGCGGTATTCAACCGTCTGGTGGGCACCGAAACCTTAGTGATTGCACCAACGGCACGGCGTTTTGGGTTGGTTGAGGGTCAGCTCACCCCCCGCCTGGTCACGCAGGTGATGGATGACACCCAAGTGGTGGGTGTCAGCGTGAGTGCGTTGTTCGCACGTAACCCGACGACAGGGCAGTCACCGTGGGTTACGCAGATGCTGCAGCTCTTGGAACGCAGTGTGATCAGCCAGTTCTTCCAGGACCCACCAACCAGCGTGGTGGCGCAGAAGGTGGTGGGTGTCCGTACAAGCGCCGGCAAGGAAGTCCCAGTGGTGAGCAAGGGGACGGTGGCTAATGCGTGGCGTGAACGTCAGCGGAACATTGTGGCTGCGGCGTTATGGGGCACGGTGGTACCAACAGCAGAGAGGGCTGCAGAGATTGCCGCGACGACTGGTCGTCCACCTGTTTTGATCTGGCGTTGGAACGCGATCCTCGATCCCAAGACTTGTCCGGTGTGTCGTCCGTTGCATCGAACAACCGCACCAACCCCTCAGGCATTTCCGCAGGGAGCACCACCGCTCCACCCCCGGTGCCGTTGTGTGGTATTGCCGGTGATGGAGTGAGTTACGTGTGTAGGTAACGGAAACCTAGCAACGTACTTCCAACCCATTGCATGACTGAGCAGGTCATGGGTGCTCCTCAGGTAGAGGAGCAGGTTGATTCCGTGAATCAGCAGCCCGAAGCACCCAGCAGCTCCGACGACGTTTCTGCGTTGCGGCGCAAGCTAGAGCTTGTCCAGCAGGACAGCCTTACCAAAGGCGAAGCGAACCGCAAACTGAACGAGCGTCTTGGGGAGCTTGAGCGTCAGCTCAGGGAGCGTGAGACAGAACTCAAGTCGGGTAAGCAGCAACAACTTGCTTCTCAGGGCGAGTGGAAAAAGTTATGGGAGGACGCGAACGCGGACAATGCGCGTTTGCAGCAGCGGATCACCGAGCTTGAAGCCGCGCTTCAGGCAAAGGACTCCGAAGCGGAAGCCGAGCGACTTCGTGCCAGCGCCATGCAGATGCTCAGCCAAGCCTCAGCGCTTGCCCCTGAACAGCTGTACGGGCTCTTGGCCCAGAAGCTGCGCAACAGCGATTCCGGTCCAACGGTGATCGTGAACGGCATTGAGCAACCGCTGAATGCGTACCTCACCCAACTGCGTAATCCCGGCTCTGGCTGGGAGCACCACTTTGCTGCCACCGGCACCCGCGGTATGGGTAGCGCACCAAGCAGCAATGGCCTGCCTGGAGTTGCTAACCCCTACAAGCGGGAGACGTTCAACCTGACCGAGGCAATGCGGTTGGAAGCGGACAATCCCGATCTCGCCAAGGCGCTTAAAGCCGAAGCGGGTCGCGGGTAACTCACGGTAAACCCCGCAATTAGAGAGCAATGTCTCTGCAGAACCAAGGAGGAACATTCCTCACCAACCTGATCACCCGCCCGGAGTTCCTCGCTTACACGAGCGAGCGGATTTTCGAGATGTCTGCCTTTGTGCAGTCGGGTGTGGTGCAGCGTCTGGGCGCACTCGACGCCCGCGCTGGCGGCACCCGCGTGCGTGTGCCGTTCTTTGATCCGATCAACCCCACTGAGGAGCAGATCACCTCAGCCAACAACTGGGGCACCAGCGGCGCTGGCTATCTGACCTCGCAGAACGTCACTGCCGACGAGCAGATCATGACGATCCTGCACAGGGGCTTCCAGTACGCCACCGATGACCTCAGCCGCCTCGGCTCGGGGGCTGACCCACTGGCTCACGTGCGTGACCAGCTGGCTGCTGCAATCGCCAAGAAGAAGACCGCAACCCTGCTGGCCCAGCTCGGTGGTCTGTTTGGCAACATCAGCGGTTCCGGCGTGATCGGTGGCAACACCTACAACGCCAGCGGCACCACCACTGCCACCAGCGCCAACTACCTCACCGCAGCCAATGTGGTGAAGGCCAAGAACAAGCTGGGTGAGCGCGGCAGCGAGCTGACTGCGATTGCCATGCACAGCAACGTCGCCGCCTATCTGGAGGAGACGGGCTACATGCAGGTGCAGGTATCTGGCTCCACCGTTTCGGCTGCTTCTGGTCTGAGCGGCGTCAGCTACAACACCTTCGCCGGCCTGCGCGTCATCGTTGATGACCAGATCGGTGTGATCAGCGGCGGCACTGCCACCCACCTGAACAAGTACCCCGTGTACCTGTTTGGTTCGGGCGTGGTTGCTGAGGGTGTGCAGCAGGATCTGCGCGTTGAGACCGACCGTAACAAGAGCAGCTTCCAGGATCTGCTGATCGTGGATTACCACTACGGCTATCACGTAGCCGGCACCAAGTGGGCTGCTGCTGGTGACAACCCCAGCAACGAGGCGACCACCGGCAACATGGGCGCTACTGCGTCTTGGGGTCTGGCCTACAACACCGTCAAGAACATCCCCCTTGTGCGGATGTTGGTCAACACCCCCTACGACACCGGCGTTTACGCCTGATCCGCGTAGAGACTACAAAGCCCCGCCATCGCGGGGCTTTTTTTTTATGCCTTAGTCAAGCCCGAGGCGCATCCGTTCCTGCCGCTCAAAGAGGCCAACGGTATCCACGGTCATCTTGTAGCTCTGGAGCATGACCTGATTGACAAGGACATAGCTCAGCTCAAGCGCCTCAGCGATGTCAGGCACGGTTGCACCTTCTTCCTTCATGCGGCGGATTTCAGGCACCAGAACCTGCCAGTCTCGGATACTTTCAGACGCCGGGGGCTCGGTAGCTGACTTTGCTGCACGCTTCCGAGTGGGCTTTTCAGTAGGAGCCTCTACCACCGTCGTCAGATCAGCGTCAGACATACCTAAAGGCTTTACCCGAAGTTGCCTCAGCGGTCTTGGCTACCTAGGCGTCTGTTCTTGAGTTATGGCAAAGGCAAAAGCGGGAGCCAGCCGTGTTCAGCATGTACCGGGCAAGCCCAAGCGCAGCCGCCAAGGTGACGGACAGCACAGCAAAGCAAGCCATGGGCGCAAGAAGAGCCGAGGGCAAGGTAAGGGATAACCCGGAAATCTAGAGGTGCCGCTGCCGTAAGTCATGCCTGCACCCACCATTGTTGCGACTGCAGGCAGCGCCAGTGCCAATAGCTACCTCACGGTCGCCGGTGCTGACGCCATCGCCAACGGGATGGTCGGCACCTTGGCGTGGAGCACAGCCACCAGCGACGACAAGGCTCGCGCCTTGCTTACCGCGACCAACGGCTTGGAGACGCTGGAGTGGATCGGCAGTCGGGCCAGTACCACCCAAGCACTGGCATGGCCGCGTAGTGGCGCCAGTTGCGGCGACAAGGCCCCAGCTGATGACGAGATCCCCCGTGAGCTGGAGCTGGCCACATTTGATCTGGCCAACGCGCTGCTGACCACACCGACGCTGCTGCGGAGTTCCAGCAGCTCAGCCGCTTTGGTGCCGGGTGTTCCGAACCGGGATCTTAAGAGCCTCAAGCTCGACGTTATGGAGATCCAATGGAGGACTGACGTGGGCAATAGCACCACGGAGGCCACCACACCACTGACGGTCCTGCCGCATCTGGCCACGATCTTGGGGTGTTTGACCACCAGCACCACCCGCGGCGGCATCGGCAGGATCTGCCAAGTAGTCCGTAGTTAGTTAATTAGATAGCCAAGCAATCGCCTGTGTTGGTGGTCGCTAGGCTATCTATGTGTCTAACACAGCTCTAGCTGACGAGCCGGTATCGCCGGACAAGTCGGTGCGCCGCAGACCACGCACCGGCTACTTAGCCACGCCCCTCACAAAAGACGAGCAGCGGCATGTCGGGGACATGTACCGCAAGCACCAAGGCATCTTGCGGCTACTGGGCCGCAAGCTCTGTCGCAAGTACCCCTTTGTCAGCGCAGAGGACATCTTCTCTTGCATCGACACCGCCTTCATCAAGACCTGCCGCGCCTGGGATCCAGCTAAGGGAGCGTTCTCAACGCTGCTGACCGTCTTTAGTGAGGGTGATGTACTCCACTTCATCCGCGACCACAACTGGACGGTCAAGGCACCTGGGGCCGTCCGGCGTTTAGGCCAACTGGCCAGGCGGATGCTGGAGAAAGGCCACTCCATGGGTGAGGTGCGACAGGAGCTAGGGATCAGCGACGAACAGCTCAAGCTGGCGTTGATCGCCACCCAACCCACCGACCACGACATCCGAGGCTTTGACCTGCATATCTGCCCGCGACCCAACCCATGGGAGATGTTGGAGGAGACGGAGTACGGCTACGCGGAAAGCTAGTGGTAGCACTCGCTTACCACCATGGCAACCGGCGCGTTTTTCGCCTCGCTGGGCTACAAGTTTTACGTGAAGGCAGGCACCACTGCCTCTACCGCACCGACTACCAGCACCGGCATGACGGAAGTGCTGTCGCTGGTGAACGCCGGTATCCAGGGTTCTACCGACACCCAGGAAGTGATTGACTACGGCTCCAGCCAAGGTTTCAAGGCGCAGATTCCGGTGTCGCAGAGCTACACCATCCCCTGCCAGATGAACCTGGATCTCAACGACGCCGGTTATTTGGTCCTCAAGGATGCAGCCCTGAACGCCACCACCAAGACCGTGGAGTGGTATCGGGAATCGCCTGAGATGAGCGCCACTGGCAACCCTGAAAAGCACGCTGGCGTGGCCTTCGTGACTGATTTCTCTGAGGACATCCAGGCTGGAAACATTGCTCAGGTCAACTTCACCCTCACCGGCTATGGCGCCTATGTCCATACCGCTGAGACCAACGTCTGATCCTGACTAGGGGGATCTGCCAGGGCGTCCTCATGGGCGCCCGATTATGGATGGCAGCCGTCAAGGCTGCTACGATCCGCGAGTGCTCCAAAGCCGGTGCCGTCCTCATGGTGTGGGCACCGGCTTTTTTATGGTCGTTACCCGCGGTCGAGTTCCTTCCAGCGCTGGATGAAGTACCGATCAAATGGCTGTGCATCCAGCGCCGGCTTGATCCAATCGCGGGGCGGCAGGTCAACGTTGTAGATACCTCCGTCTCTTGTGACGAACTCGGCTTCATCCCCAAAGAAGATGTCCTTTGCGTAAGGCGCGGTCCAACCAATCTGCATCGAGACACCGCTGTCAGTTTCTGACACCTCCGGTTCGGTCTGGCTATCTGCGAACTCGCCGGTGTCAACAATGTTTCGTTTACCGGCCTTGACCCGTCTCCCGTTCTTGCGCAGGGTGTCCCGCGGCCAAGGGAACTGCGAGGAGTTGATCTCGTTCTGGAGCTGAGGCCCCAGCACGTCGCCATAGTCCTCAAGGATTCGGCGGGGGACACGCCGCATCAGGCGATCAGCGTTCCAGCTAACCAGCCGGAAGCTCACGATTGACCTCGGCTGGTGAGTTGGATCTTCTCGCCCAGCACCGCAGCCAGGGTTGCACCCAGCAGACCGCTATTGCCGTAGGGCAGGCGCAACGCTTTGACTTCGCAGGACACCGGCCCCTCACCAGCGAAGGTCAGCGTCCCTTGAGTGCCCACTTGGATTCTTGGGTCCAAGGCCATCGGGTCAACCGCATAGCCCTCATAGAGGGTGTCGAGCTGATCAACGCCGGGGTAGCGCATGATCTCCACGGTTTCTGCCCGCAGGAATAAACCCACCGTCACGGTGGCTTGTGCGGGTGCGACGTTCCCGGTCTCTGGGTCAGTCACCACACCAACCCCTGCCACGGAGAAGGTGGCGGTGGCGTTAGCGAGGGCAGAAAGAGCGGATGCCATATCCAAGGTTTCCGGCAGGCAACCTCGGCTTACAGGCAGGCACCATCAGCAGTGGCGGAACTCGGAGAAGCCGTATTAAGAATCACGGCAGATCCGCGGGAAGCACTAGCTGCGATTGAAAAAGTTAGGGACGCGCTTGGCCGCGGCACAGGTGGCAACTTTGACAACCTGTTTAATGGGCTAGAGCAGTCAGCTCGCCAAGCAGGTACACAGGCAGGTAGAGCTCTTAAGCAAAGTCTTGAAGCCGCATCTAAGACTCAGAAGCTAAAGTTCGCCAACTTCACTGAGGCGCTGGAGTTCAACCCCAAGAACACCGTCAAAGGGCTGAACGAGTATGTTACTGCACTGCGAGAGTTGCGTGATAGTTCAGAGCTTTCGGAGCGGTCTACCCAGCTACTCACTGACCGTATTGGTGCATTAGAGGCTGCACTTGGGCGTGCCAAGCAAACCACAGCGCAAGCCTCTGAAGTTCAACGCCAGTTCAACGAAGCACTTAATAAGGCGCAGACCAAGCGAGCAGCTGAGCAAGCGCGTGACTTAGCGGCGGCCACTGAAGACACGGCAGAGGCCCAGAAGACTTCAATCAACTCTATTAACTCAGTTGGTAGAGCCGTTCAGCAGACCACCGGCTTCATTGAGCAACAGATCAGTGCTTACCGCGCTCTTGGAGCGATTGCTGGCAAGGGGATTGGTGACATCCGTGGCACAGCAAAAGTCGGCGGGAATCTGGTCAAAGGAGCAGTCAGCGCAGGCCGCGGTCTCTACAACCTTGGCGCTGAGTTTGGCGTATTTGAGGAGCCAAAGACTGGACCTATTAAGCAAGCGATTGCTCAGGTTGCTGAGCGCTTCAAGTTCCTCGGGGAGCAAGCCAAGACGACACGCGGCTTCATCCTGCGAACGTTTGTTGAAGGTATCCCTGCCGGTGCGGGCGTGGCCGCTCTTGCCCAGCAGTTACCTGAGATCACGAAATACCTAAACGACTTAAAAGCTGCGAGTGTTGCCACTAGCAGCTCGTTTGACTGGCTGGCGAAGGTGGCTCAAGCGTTTGATCGCTTTGTGCCAGACGGCCCCAGTGGTGGTCTGTTGGGGTTGTTTGCCAAGCTAGGCAATGTTGCAGCCACCTCCGCGTCAGGGGTGACTTCGCTGGCGGACTCGGCCGTTCAGTTGGGTAGCAACCTGATCACCGGACCACTGGCGGGGATCCGAGAGCTGACGGACGTTCTGGGGCAGATCCCACCAGAGGCGCAGGTTGCGGTGTTGGCCCTGGCGGGGCTGTCTGCCGGCGTCAGCTCCGAGCAGACGGTCAACAGCATCAACAAGATCCTAGATGCGCTCGGCGATGTTGAGCTGCAGAGCCTTGAGGTCAACACGGCGCTTGACCGCATCCTGAGTAAAGAGCTGCAAAGTTCTGGACTCACCTCCCAAGAGCGAGACCAGAAGCGCAGGAACGCGGACAGCCTGCGCGAACGTCGCCAAGCCATCCTGAACGCACGCGCAGTTGAAGAGCGCCTACGCAATGCACCGCTTGCGCTACCCAGCACCGAACTGCTGGCGCAGAGAGTAGGTACTGGAATTGCACCAGAGCGTTTAACACCTGGCATTAGCAATGTCTCTGCGTCACAGGCCGTTGCCGCTCTAAAGGAGCAGGTAGCAGAGGCACAGAAGCTGGCAGCGTCAGAGCGCCAAGCCCAAGGTGAGCAAACGCAACTGAACGCAGCGCTAGAAGCTGGTCTGCAAGTAATGCAGACGATGGTTGGCGTTATAGATGAGCAAGTACAAGGCTACAAGTTTGAGAAGGAGCAGCTTGCAGACATCATTGCTGAACAACAAAAGCTAGTCGCTTTAGAGGCTCAGCGCAGCGCAGAAGCACGGAAGCGGACCGCCGCTGAGGCAAAGGATCGCAGGCAACGTCAACAGGCTGCTGACGAAAGAAGGCAGGAGATCCGAGCAAGGGGAACAGAAGACCGAATCCAGCGTGTTCTGGATAGGAAGCAGGCAGAGAAGGACCTAAACCGCCGCCTTGGCGACGCGCAGGGGAGCGCTCTGATTGGTGGTGCGTTCCCGCTGCTGTTTGGCCAGGGGCTTGGCGCCAGCATCGGCGGTGGACTGGGGGGCGCTGCCGGTGGCCTGCTCGGGGGCCAGTTCGGATTTGGCCTCTCGCTGGTTGGGACAGCGATAGGACAACTGTTTGACACCTTGGCGCAACGGAGCAAGGACCTAGCCAAGGCGCTGCAGGACCCCATCAAGAACCTGGAAACGCTTCGGTCGGCGTTTGTGTTTGCCTCCGCTGCGCAGGAGAGCTATGTGCAGGCGTTACTGGACTCAGGGCAGACCGCTAAAGCTGAAGAGGTTGTCAGAGGCGAGACAGCCCGCACCATCGAACCGGCCGCGGCCAATCTGTTATATAGGAGCACAGAGAAGCTCAACCGCTCTTGGTCAGACTTGAGTGACCGTCTGGGAGGGTTCGTATCGGGCCCTGCTGCTGCGTTCAACAACTGGCTGTCGGAGCTTATTCGACTCGCGGGGGGAGTACCGGGCAAACCGTTACCTGTCACCGGCCCAGAGGCTAAAAAGAATGCAGGCGACAGAAGTCTCCGGGGAGGTGGGTTACTGAGCCTCGGGCTTGGGCTTGGTGCCACGGCGCTGGCGCTTGGAGGGGCTGCTGCCGCTGCAGTCCCCAGCGGTGGTCTCACATTGGCGGCAATCCCTGGGATCCTCTCGCTGGGAGCAGGTGCAACCGCAGCGGGCGTTGGGTCTGCTGCAGCGATTGGGTCAGGACTAGGTGAAGTTGACACCGCCGAGAAGCTCAGGAAGATTTCAATAGACCCACAAGTAAGGGTCGCAGAAGAATCACTGGCTAGCATCACCCAGAAGCGCCTTGATGTTGAACGACAAATTGTTCAGGCGAAACTCCAGGGGAAAGCCGCTGTAGCGGGTCAACTGGAGATTGAGGGTCAACTGCTAGCTATTAACGCCGACTTTGCTCGCAAGGCTTCTGCGATTGAGCAGGAGCGTGCGGCAGGGAACATTACATCGCAGGAAGCCACTGATCAGCAAAACCAGCTCGTTGAGGCTACTCGCGCTCAGAAGGTGCAGATTGCGGCTCAAGGTGCTGCCGCGGCCCGAGAAGCACGTCAGCAACTGAAGTACGCCCGCGAGCTGGTCGGTGTGTATGGGACGCAGCGAAGGATTCTTGAAGAACGACAGAAGATTGATGAAGCGCAGCGTACAAACAATGACGCCCAAGCAGTCTTCAGAGCACAGCAAGCGCGAGGCGCCTCCCCAGAGGATCTAGCTATTTACCAGAAGGCAGCAGAGAGGGCGCAGGCGGATCTGAATAGGATCCGACTGGAGGGAGAAGAGAACATCCGCCGACTGGAGGCAGAGCGTTGGGCTAATGCGCTTGCTGCAGCCAATAAGATCAAATCTATCCAAGAGCAGACCAAGATTGAGAGCTTGGGTACCAACATTGGGGGCACGGGCCGAGCTGTTCTGGAGCAACTCAAAGCGCGGCGTGACGCCCAGCGTGCGGTGCAGGAAGCGCAAGCCAATCTTGCTGCAGCACCGACTGATGAGGGTCTGCAGCAACAGGCGCAGCAAGCAAACGAATCACTGAAGCTGGCGTCAGAGGCGACAAAGAACAACCTCATCGCTGCCTATAACGCAGCGAAGGACTCGGTGCGTGCGATCAGCCGGAGTCTGCAGGACGGCGTGTTGGCACTGGCCCAGCTGCAGAACACCAGTGGCCAAGGGATCAACAAGTACCTATCACCGCAAGATGTCCAGCAACGTCAGGAGGCGCTCAACCCCGGCCTACTAAGAAGGGCGCAGGAAGCGGTAAACACCTTCAATTCACGTACCGGGATTCCGGTTGACATCAATGTCACTGGCACCACGGAGCAGCGCAACGCACAGCTTATTGACATCGCTAAAACGTTTGGCGAAGAGAACCGCGCTGTGGAGGATCTTGTAGAGGTCAACAAGTCGATGGTTGTCGCAACCAATGACCTTACGCTCGCAACAGCTGGGCTCACCGCCGCCAATATCAGCATTGCCCAGACTGTGCCTGTATTGATTCAGAGCCTTAACGCTTTGGTAGGTAAGGACTGGTCCGTGAACGTCAGTGTGCCGACCAAGACCTCCAACACCCCATTGCCGAGCTTCTGATCATGACAGTCACCATCGGCGCCTTCAGCACCAACCGCCTCAACGCTCAACCCTTTGGGTATGAGGGGGAAGCCCGCACCGGCCTGACGGCGAGGACGTTCCGCATCTCGGGGTTGCTTACACCAACGGAATGGCAGACGCTGGTGTCGGAGTACAACAGCTGGCGTGGCACCCGCATCACCGATCAGGACACGCTGCTGAGCGGTGTGGTGGGGACAACGATCCCGCTAACGATCACCACCACCAACAACCTCAGTGTCAGCGGCCTGGCCTGTTGGTTTGCGGAGCCTCCCACTGGAGAGCAGGCGGGTGTGTATGTCTCAGCTACGGCCACCTTGGTGGATGCAGCGCAGGCACTCCAGGTGCTGCTGCGGACCAAGGAGAAGGAGCGGCAGAGGACAGAAGCGGATCTGCCAAACCTCGGCACGGTGACCTTGGGTAGCTGCGTTGTCACCTTGACCAAGCCGATGGATACCCGTCAGGACGGTCCCAACGTGGCATTGACAGCAACGGGTGTGAGCTACGTGACGGGCCCACTGGCCGCTCATAAGGTACGTCAGATCGAGGGCTACATCTCCAGTGGCACTTACACCGACCTGCTCAGTTGGTATGACACCACCGTTGCGGCTGTGCCGCTGAGTACCAGCTGGTTCCCGATCAGCCCACCGTCAGCGACCGCTGAGGTCATCATCAGCGGCGGTGTGAAGAGCACCCGCTACAACGTCTCTATCACGGCGCTGCAGATCATCTGATGGCTATTGACATTCGCGCCACGGTCACCTGCAGCCTCGGCACGCTGATCAGCGGCAGCATCAGTGATGACTACATCCAGGGCAGCGGCCTCGTCAAAACGCGAGGCAGCATCGAGCTGAACGGCATTGTCACCCCAGCCGAGGGCACGGTTGTGACCTTCAGCTACACCAAGGGAGGTGTGACACGGACGATCCCTCGCAAGCTGCGGGTGATGAGCAGCTTTGCCGATCCGTTCCGCCGTACCACCAAGGTGGAGTTGGGGTGCAAGCTGACGTACCTGTCCGACCTGAAGCCCGCACCAACGGTTGAGGGTGACTCAGACACAGAGACCGGCAAGCGTCAGCAGTGCCTCAACGGGTACTTGGAGTACCCAGCCGATGCACCGTATGGCGTGCCGATCTCGGCTGCTGACCTTATGAACCGCTGCCTGACACGGCTTGGCATCACGGCAAGCAGCAACCCGCTGACCAACAGGTTCAGCCAGGACACCTTTGACATGACCCCTGGCTACGTGACGATACTGGGGGATCTGCTTCTGTCGGAGAGCTACTGCGGCTATCTGAACAGCAACGAGGTGCTGCAGGTGTTCTCGCTGGATCAGAGCGGCGGCACTGGCCCTGTAGTGGATTCCAGCAAGATCATTGATCTGGAGGGCATTGGCTTGGGGGATCGCCCTGGCGATGCAGTGGTGGTCAGGTATCAGTCCCTTAAGTACAAGGAGGACCTGGAGACCGAGGACACCACCTCCAACGACTACAAGCTGCGGAACTGGGAGTATGAGGAGAGCACGGGTGACCCTGAGTTTCAGTCAGTCGCATACACAACGAGTTCTGGCGTCAATGCCGTCGCCACTTACGGCTACACGCCGTTTACCAGCACAGTTACGGAGTACGGAGAGGATCTGAGCTGGGATGACGATGTGTGCGTCATCTCAAGCATCGTGGGTGAGCGCCCTGATCTGAGTAACTCCGTTATCAGACGCACTACAAACACCCGAGTGCTCAAAGCTAGGGCGGCTACGGACTATTGCGCTCAACTGCTCGCGGCTGGGATTGATCCGGGTGGCGGCATTATTGGAACAATAACGGAGATTGAGGAATACGAGTACGACAGCAAAGGGTCTGTAGTCAGACAGACCAATAAGACCTATGAACCGTTCTACGCTTGGGTAGGGCGAATGAATCTGACGGTGGTGTTTTCGGGTGGCGGCGGGGCCGTCACGTTACCGAATACACAGGTTCTGGTCAGGGAAGTAATCACTGAAATTGAGACGCTCTACGCACCAAGGCCCACGGGGTTTACCGTGCAAGCTGGAGAGAGGCTAGAGCCGTCGATAGCCGGCGAAAAACGTGTCACCACCAGCCGCGTCAACTGGGGACTGACCCAGCAGGGTTCCAATGGGATCGCGGGCAGGAAGGAGAACAGTCCTTTTACAACTGCGCAGCAGCTAGCGGATTACCTCAACAACATCTCAACGACGATGGTGTTTGAGGATCAAGCCATCCAGACCAACCGAAACCGAGTCACGGCCTCTGTTGAGACACGGCCTGCAGCCTCAGATCGACTGATCAACTCGACATCAGCGCAGAACAATACCGAGTCCACCAGTGAGCTGATCTACGCCACAGGCTCAGCGTTGGGGGAGCGGATCATTGAGCTGTCAATGCCGTACCAGAGCGATGACTATTACACCGCCACTGGCACGCTGGTGAAGGGTGACGCAGCTGCTAAGGCATCGCGGTATGGGCGTTGCCAGAACCGTCTGCTGTTGGGCAACCGTTATGGGATGAACCTGCAGCTGGCGCCGGAGACGCTGCCAGCCGCACCGTTCTCCCCCATCGTTGTCCAGGCCAATGGCCTTAGCGCGTTGTACCGGGTCAACGGCACCAACTGGCAGCTGAGCAGCGACGGCGTGCTGGTGAGCACCGATGCGCTGTTCTGGGGTGCAGTCGGCGGCACGGGGACGTTCTGGTTCCCCGTCGCACCTGGCGTCACAACCTTGCCCACCACGCCACCTGTGGTGAGTGGTGAGATGACGGTGAGCAACGTGGTGCCGGTATGGAACGAGACGGTGCTGGCAACCGGCAGCGTGCGCGTAGGCGTAGGGGTGCAGCGGCTGGGGTATGCGTTGGAGGTGCTGACGCAGGTGAGCGTTGCGTCGAGGATTAACGTCAGCAATCAACGGATTTTCCACGTGAACGTGCCGGTCACGGCATCGTTCACTTTGGCTGCTCTGGCACCCAGGGCCCCCGGCAGTCTGCAGCTGCGCCCACCATCCGCGAACATTGCCGTGACAGCCCTTGCGCCCATCGCTCCTTGATACTCCGCAGGTAACCTAGGGAGTCTCCGGCTAGCTATGCCCGTAACTGTTTCACAGTTCGACCACAACGCGCAGAGGTTTGCCTCTGGCGCAAACAGCAGCAGCGATGTCTACAGGGTAGCACTTTATACCAGTGCTACGTTTTTGGCGTCTGCAACGACGTTAGCCGGCATCACCAAGACCGAAGTAGCGACTGGCAATGGATATACGTCTGGAACAGGCGGGGGCGTGCAGCTTACTACTGTAACTATTACTCAGGTTACAACTAACGACGCCAAGTTTAGCGCCAGCAATATAAGCTGGACCGTACCTGCGGGAGGAAGCCTATCCGCTGCATACGCTATTTTATACAATGACACGGATAGCGGTGACCCTCCTTTGTTATTCATGGACTTTGGCGGCACGCAAACCGTAACGGACGGGGGTATCTTTCAGATCATCTGGGATGCCAACGGCATCTTTACCTTCACGGTGACTTGATATGGCCCAAACCACCAGCATCAGCCAGCAGGAACTTAAGCGTGTGGCGGGCTTGGCCTATGAGGGCCAGACACTAAAGGTCATGCTGTGCTCAGTAGGCACCAGCGGTTACACGGCCGAGAGCACTGTGGCTAACTGGCAGTCGGTGGAGCAGTCGGGCAATGGCTACGTGCGCTATTCCACCACCATTGGCACTGGGGCCTACGACGCGCTGACTGCGAAGTACAAGCTGCCGGATGTGGATGCAGCCTTCACCGCCACGGGTGCGGGGTACAACTATGACCGCGTGGTGCTGTATATCGACACAGTGACGTATCCGTATGCGGTGATTGCAGAGAGCCCCAACATCGTGATGTCTGCTGGCCAGACACAGACGTACCGCCTGAGCTTGAACACCGACGACTGATGAGCACGCAGATCAACGTCACGGTTGATTCCGGTGGTCTGGCAGACGAGGACAAGCAACAGCGCCAGTCAATGCGCTGGGCGAAGCTAGAGAAAGATGGCAAGTCCTTGGTCTACAGGACTGGCTTGGACGAACGCGGCAAGGCGCTGAATCAGCAGGGCAAGGACCCCACCGGCAAGCCAAAACCGAGCACACCAGCGCCTGTGCTGCGCAGGGATGAGCCGGCGGCGTTCAGGTTCGGCAAGACGCTTCCTTATTTTTACTTTTTGGCTGACTATGACAGTACAACAGGTAGCTGGACCTATACGATTACTAGCGGCAATAGAAATCTGACTCAAACCTACGTCTCCCCTGCACTTGTTACAATAGAGAACGCAAATCTGGGCACACGGGACACAAGTAAAACGGGGTTTGCTAGTGAAATCTTGATAAACTATGGCACGGGCACAGGGCTATACCCCGACCTTATTAGGCAGTTGCGCAGAGGGACAGAGATAGACTACAGTACTTACTCATCAGATCGCCGAGTGAGCTGGTGCGCTCCGTTAGGCAATGGTAAAGCCATTTTGGTTATCAAGCACGCAGGATATGTTGAAAGAACAGACTGGACACACATAACGTATTACGACCGATATGTCAACTTTGACAACACTTTTAATGCCAGCCATTTTATTAGCTTTGAGAAGACCTACACTGATAACCCGATACAGACCTGGGATGAGGCCAAGGCATACATAGTTGGCTATGATAGTCTTCAAGAAATAACCGTGCCGCCTGCCCTGAACGCCGCGCTAAATACCGGCTTCTGGGGGCCTGTTAACCAGGAAAGTGGGTCCTATGGCCTTAGCGAGTATGTTGTGGATTCCATAGGTAATAAAATCGGCTACCCAGTAGACGGAGATCCAATTCTTGAAGTCTCCTACACCGGCTTTGTATATTCTCAAAACCCTAACGACGAGGGTAATTACGATATTACCTTTTTGCCCCAAAACTATGGCTTCAGGACGGGACTGTACAGGGCTTTCACACCCATAAATTGGTATCAGCTTGATACCTCTGTTAGGTACGCGCTTAGGGTAGCTTTAGTGGGCCCCAGCGATAGTGCTAAGCACGATGCTTACAGACCCCAAACGATTGACGGCGTATCCGTCGCCACCGCTATCGGCACAAAGTACATGGCAGTCTTTGACAACAATCAACTAGTAGACCGCAACCCCTATAAATGGCTTGGAGACGCACCAACAGGCACAGGGTATCCATCACTGACTGCCACGCCGGTACGATGGGAGAAAGACAGCTCCACAAAGATAAAGAAGCAAGCAGCTTCCCAAGGAGGGCAATGCTTTATCTACGACTGGGGTAACCCTGGATTCTGCCGACAGCAAGCCGCTAAGTACGGACTATGACCACCCCAAACCCAAAGCCAGTCAACCCCCAGGCGCTTAGCGAAGCGGCCAAGGCTCAGACCGCTGCCAATCGCTACGGGCTGCTCCGCAAGTCCGCAGATGCACGGTTGCTCAACCAGATCAAGCAAAGCTAAGCCCGCTAGGCTAACTACATAACTACGTCACAGCTTTATGCTGTCTTTCGTCAGACCGCCCGCACCGACAAAGAAGCGGTTGATCGGCAATGATCAAGTCGGCGTGCTGGAGGTCGAGGAGCGCGGGGGCCTGACTGTTGGTGAGAGCGCCACCATCTCTGAGTTATTAGCGGATGAACAGAGCAGCTTTGTCCGCGGCGCTCAGATCGCTGATCAGATTGCTACAGAGGAGCAGATCACGCTGAGCGAGGCGTTCTCCATCGTGGAGAAGGCGATCAGCGGTCAGGTGCTGGAGGAGAAGGCAGAAGCGATCCGCTTGAAGCACGCCGAGCGCATTAGCGAAGTAGCACGGGTGTACGCCCTAGCGGGTCAACGCAACCTTGAGGCCACCGTTACCGCCATCATCCGTAGCCGTTGTGGTGCTCCGGAGTGGTCGATGGATGACACCCGCAATCTGGCCAAGCCGTTGTTTGACGGGATCTGGGAGCTGGCGCAAGCCGAGAGCAAAGCGGAGGACATGCCGTCAGAAGCGCCAAGTGCTGAGGAGCTGGGAAAGCAGCGGCGGGGACGTGGCAGAAGCCCCGCACCGACTGGGCAGCCATAGCGTTTGAGCTGTTCAGCGGCTATCCAGGCCAGTACCAACGCCATACCTTCCACCGCGAGCTGCGGCAGGAGGTGTTATCAGCGTGGCGTGAGCTGAGCCGAATCCGCCGTGATGCCGCGGCCATTGCTGAGCTACCAACGGCTCAGCTCATGGCACTCACCGCCAACCTCAACCGCGACACGCGCAAGAAGACCGAGCCATTTACGGCTGCGGACTTCGCTTGCTACCGCGACCGTGAACGCCCTGAGGACGCGTTCACACCGGAGGTGGCATCGGTGGCGCTAGAGCTACGGGCCGAGAACAACGCCCCGAAACTGCTGCTGGCGGTATGGCCGCAGATCCTGGCGAGTGCCAAGTCTGGGGTGACACCAGAGCCGCTGGAGGTGCGGGCGTACCGCACCGACGACGAGGCGGTGTGGGTGTTGGCACCCAAGTGGGAAGGCAAGCACTGCCGTGGCGGGTTGGTGCTTGTGCGGGGGCGTGTCACCGGAGAGGTGACAGTGCGCGACATTGACAAGCCCTTGATCACGCACCGACTGAAGGTGCCCGACAAGCCAGGCGCCGGCTGGATCGAGGCAGGCTGCCTGCTGTTGGCGGCGGAATCCTAGGCACATGGATGTGCTCACCCTGCGCCAGGAGTTAGAGAGCCTGCTCGTTGATGAGCTGGGTCGCTACACGCTGGGCAATGGTGCGATCACCCCTGCTGTAGCGGTACGGGCCACGGGTGAACCAATGCCTGCCGGCACCCGCGTGGAGGGTGTGGAGCTGATCATTCGCCGCAACCCAGACGTGGAGCCGATCAACGCCTACCAGCGGGAGGTGGCGTTGCGTAAATGGCGGGTGTTCCTTGTGGATTGGGAAGGCGACCACAACTTGGATCAGCTGGCGGGGCGTGTGGTGTACGCCTATCCGGGGTCTGAGGTGCAGACGATCAACGTCCCTGAGGGTGCGGGGCCAAAGCATCAGGTGCGGGTGGTGATCACCACCGGCCCTGACGGGCTGATCGGTGACGGCGCCAGCTAGGGGGAAATCTCGGATATGCCAGCTACTACGCCTGCAACGCTGAATATCCGGCCACAAAGGCGGGCGGACTATGTGCTGCGGCTGGTGCTGAAGGACGGTGATGGAGTGGCCCTGAACCTGGCGGGCTACTCAATCTATGCGAGTGTCTGGAACAAGGATCGAGACATCAAATACGGCGACTTTGTAAGCACCGTCATTAGCGCAGCTACAGGCACGGTTGAGCTGAAGATGGGTTACGCGATAACAGCAACACTGCCTCTTAGCACCAGTGGCCATGCGTACTACGACGTGATGCTGGTGGATCCGAGTGGAAATCGCACCTATGTGTTGGAGGGTTTGGTCCGAGCGTCTGAGGGGTACACAACGCCATAGCGATGACCACTGAAGTAGGGCTGCAGATCATTGAGGTCACCGCTACCCCCGCTCCGGTGGTGGTTGAGGTCGTCGTACCGGGTCCCCAAGGCCCCGCTGGCACCAGCACGGATCTCACCGATGTGGATGTGCTGGGGTTTGACACGTCGGCGGGCGAGAGCGTTACGACAGGGCAGGTGGCATGGAACAGCCTTGAGGGGACGCTGGATGTCGGGGCCTCGGGCGTTACCTATCAGCTGGGGCAGGAGCTGAGCTTCCGCTGTAAGAACGTTTCAGCCGACCCGATTCTCAACGGTGAGGCAGTGATGTTTATGGGTGCCGACGCCAGCACAGGCCACATCGAGGTGGCCCACATGATTGCGGATGGCACGTTGCCGGGTTATGTGTTCTTTGGGGTAGCGACAGAGGTCATTGGTGTTGGCGGGTTGGGATATGTGACGACGCTCGGCAAGGTGCGAGGTGTAGATACCAGCGCCTATGCCGACGACGCCACGCTGTACTGCGACCCCAGCAACCCAGGCAGTTTTACGGAGACAGAGCCAAACGCCCCCAACCTCAAGCTGCTGGTGGCTGCAGTCGTCAAATCACATCCAACAGAGGGGATTCTGTTTGTCAGGAGCAACAACGGTCAGCGGTTGCAGGACTGCCATGACGTTGATGTCACGACTGTTAGCGACGGGGATGTGCTGACTTGGGTGGACGCGCAGAACCGTTGGGAGCACCGCCCACCTGCCAATGGTCCTGCTCCGAGGAGTATCACGATTGCGGGGCCGCTGGCAGGGGATAGCTTCACGCTGTTCCGTACCACGGTTGAGACGACCGTGGAGAGCGTGACGGCATTGGTCTCTGGCGGTTCAGTGGCGTATGAGATCCGCTATGCCACTGACCGCAGCACCGCCGGCACCCTTGCGGCCAGTGACACAGTGACCAACACCACCACTGGGGACAGTGCCACGCTTCAGAACCAGCCGATCCCAGCTGGCCGCTACGTGTGGGTGCAGGTCACAGCGGTAACCGGCACCGTCAACGAGTTCAACCTGTCTATCGGCTTCTAAGCGCGGAAACCTAGGCCACTGCTCAGCCGATTAAATGGCCACCTTCAACAAGTTCAACTCGTTTGTCGAGGCCCTGGCCGAGAAGGTGCATAACCTTGGCAGCGACACGCTGACAGTGGCACTGACCAACACGCTGCCGGTGAGCACCAACACGCAGCTGAGTAACATCACCCAGATCAGCTACACCAACATCCAGAACGGCGCGACCACGGGCCGTGACCTGACTGGTGTGACCTCGGCGCAGACCAGCGGCAGCTACAAGCTGGATGCCAACGATCTGGTGCTCACTGCCACGGGCACGGTGCCGACGTTCCGCTACGTGGTGCTCTACAACAACACCGCCACCAACGATGAGCTGATTGGTTGGTACGACTACGGCGCTGCTGTTGACCTGCTGAACGGCGAGACGTTCACGATCACCTGGGACGCTAACGGCATCCTGACTCTGAGCTGAAGCTGACCTAAGGAGGCGGGACCATGGCCGTTGCCCATAGTGCTGCCTCGGAGTCCCATACAGGGACAACAGGCTCAACCAACCAAGCGTCGTTCTCGTGGACGCATACGCAGACGGGCACGCCTCAGGGTGTGCTCGTTTTTGTGCACACAATCAGCGCAACCGATACGGTCACCAGTGTCACCTATGGCGGCACTGGCTTAACCCGCGTAGACGGCGGTGCTGCGATTGACAGTGCTGGCGAGCCGGGCCGGACTGATCTGTTCTTCCTTGGCTCGGGCCTGGCATCTGGTAACCAGACCATCACGGTCAACCGGACCAACAACGCCACGGTGATGTACGCGGCGGCGGCGACAGTCACCGCTGCCACCGCCACGAACGTCACTGGCATTGTGCTGCTGGAAGGTGACGGCACGATGACTGTGCAGAGCGTCACCGATGGCGGCGCTCCAACCAACAGCCTTCGCTACGCGGGTGCCTATTCGGGCCTTCAGGCACCACCGCCGGCCGGCACTGGCAGCACGCTGCTCACCAGCATTGACTTCGGCAACTTCGGCGCCGCACTGGTCCGTGAGACCACCGCTGGTACGGGTGCCCGCGACGTTGGTTTCAACTCAAACTCAGATGACCGCGCCGCTGTCCATGTCGCGGTCCGTGAGCTGTGGAACCGCACTGACACGCAGACGGTCGGCGCTTTCACGCTGACGGGCGTCGCCGCCACTTTTGGGGTTAATCATCCAATCTCCGGCGGAACAGGCAGCTTCAGCTTTGTAGGTCGAGACACAACGCTCACCAAGGCTGAAGGCCCAGCGACGTTATTCGCAGAACCAGGGTCAGTCACCCTGACTGGAAACGACGCCACTACGCTACATAATGTCAGCTTGGTCGGAAATACAAGAAACATTTTCCTGCCTGAGCGCAATACGATAACGCGCAGCAGCGAGCTAAACGCACCAAATATAAGTGAGGGATTTGCCCGATCTAACTGCACTGTTTCGGTAAGTCCAGACATTCTGGCTCCAAATGGAGAACTGCAAACTGTTCTCTTTAAGGAAACAAGCGACGTATCAAACAGTCAACACCGTCTGCAGCCAATAAATCAAGTTACTTTCTTGGTCGGGCGGTACTACGGGCTTTCACTTTACGTTAAGCATTACGCAGGAACAAGCCCGCGTGGCATCAAGCTGTATTTCAACAGCAGCCTCAGCTACGCAACCTTTTCTATATCTGAAAGCGGTGTCACACTTATCGCCAGTAGTGGCACCCTTGATAGAGGATTCATTGGTCAAGGCAACGGTTGGTATCGATTGTTCCTAGTCGATAATGTTAACACGAACCAGACAACTACGCCCTGCTTTTTTTATCTGACAAATGGCACCAGCGATTCATACATCGGCGATGGTGAATCCGGCGTCTATGTCTGGGGCGCTCAGCTTGAGGAAATAAGCAAAGAATTTTATAGTTATGAAGCGTATCCAAGCACCTATGATCCTACAAACTTCACCGCTGTTAATAGCAACAGCCTGCTACATAACTCTAGGATCGTTGCCGACATTGGGCCGCTCGCACTCACAGGCCATGATGTAACACTTGCCAAGGGCACAGCTGGCACGCTAACTCTTCCTGCCGAAGTTGGCGCTTTAACTCTTACCGGCAATCCGGCCTCTACTCGCCACAACCCGAGCATTGACGCGGGGTCTGGCGTATTCAGCCTGACGGGGCAGCCAGCCACGCTCAGTAAGACAAGCTCCACAACTCTCATTGCTGAGACTGGTGCGTTTGCGCTGACGGGCAATCCAGCTGACACGCGGCATAACCCACGCATTGATGGTGGTGTCGGTGCAATCAGTTTTACAGGCCAACCAGCAACATTCACTCGTTCACGAGTAATTGCTGGCGACACTGGTGCGTTCGCCACCGCCGGTCCGCCGGCACTACTTCGTCATAACCCGCGGATCGAGGCTGCCACCGGCTCGTTTGCACTGACCGGCGGCAGCCCCGCCCTGCTGCGCGGGCGATACCTCAGCGGCGGCGCTGGCACGTTCACCGAGACCGGCCAGCCCACCACCTTCCGCCGCACTCGGGCGATCCAAGGCGGCACTGGTGCGTTCTCACTGACGGGCTACCCGGCAGCCCTGACAGAGATCAATGCGTATCAGATCAACGCCTTAGTTGGTGCGTTCAGCCTCACCGGCAATGCCGCACAACTGGCGCGGAGTCGTCGATTCTCTGTCGTCGCCGGAGGCTTCAGCTTTACAGGACAAGCTGCAGGGCTACGCCAGGCGTATGCACTTACAGCAGACCGAGGGCAGTTTGCGCTGACGGGTGGTAGCCCGTCGCTTACTTGGTCTCGGCGCAGCACCTTCAATACCGGCAGCTTTTCGCTGACCGGCAACACTGCTGCGCTGCTGCACGCGACAAAGCTCACCGGAGAAACCGGAGCCTTTGCGTTAACAGGACTGGTTGCGGGACTAGCGAAGCAATCGGCCCGTGAACTTGCTGTTAACACCGGCCTTTTCAGCCTGACGGGTCGTCCTGCAACGCTTAAGCGGGCACTCCTGTTTGGTGTCAGCAGCGGCAGCTTCACCCTTGGCAGCCCAAGTCCTGTTCTGCAGCGGGGCTGTGTCACCACCGGCGGGCGTGGCGAGTTCTTGCTCAGCGGGCAGCCGGCCGCGCTGCTGAAGGCGTATGTGCTGGACGCGTCAATGGGCGCGTTCGACCTAACTGGGCAAAGCGCCAACCTCACCGACACTGACGAGCTGTACCCCGCAGCGGGTGCGTTCAGTCTCAGTGGGCAGGACGCAGGGCTGGCGAGAAGCCGCACCATGCCGGTCTCGGCTGGTGTGTTCTCCCTCAGCGGCCAAGCAACGGCCCTTCTGGAGGGGCGCGGACTGACCGCCGAGCGCGGAACCTTCTCGCTGTCTGGTCAGCAGAACACACTGCGGCAGGGCTACCTGCTGAGTGGTGCTGCAGGCAGCATCTCGCTCATCGGCAACGCTGCTGGCCTCAGCAAGCAGACCGCTAGGGAGCTGCTGGGAGGTGTTGGTGCCTTTAGCGCAACAGGCCAGGCGGCCTCGCTGCGACAGAACCCTGCGAGCGCTGCCGATCGCGGTCAGTTCACGCTCTCGGGTCAACAGGCAACACTGAAGCAGGGCTACCTGCTCACCAGTGCAGCTGGCACCTTCAGCCTCACCGGCAACCCCGCCACTCTTGCCAAGCAATCGGCCAAGCAGCTCACGGCCGAAGCTGGAGCGTTGACGCTGACCGGCCACGCGGCAAGTCTTACGGTCTTGGGGACGGTAACGAGAAGAAGGAACGTCCTAATCTTCTGATTAGGAGTACAAGATAGAACAAGGAAACCTTGTTATAGAGCTGTTCTCAATCCCAGGGGCTCAGCAGCTCTACGAGGGGCGCGGCTCGTTAAAAACGCGCACCTCTGACAGTTTACAGGCAACCTACGGGGTAGTGATCCCCGATCAGCGTTGTGGTTGAGGTCATGGCTGCCGCTATCGGGGCCTCGATCACCGTTGGAGCCATGGGACTTGGAGCCATGGGCAGTCGCTCCCGTGAAGGTCGGGATGCTGTGATCCGGCTAACAGCAGCCGTTGAGAACGTCGCCACTCGTTTGGAGTCGCTTCACATTGACATCAAAGCCGACCGCAAGGAGACCACGGGCAGACTCAGCGAAGTTGAGCAGCGCATCTCCAAACTTGAAGCCTCGGGCTTCTACGGCAGGCGCTGCACAGACAATGGCTAACCCCACCGTCGTAGCACTGGTGTTACGGCTACTGGTGGGTTGCTACAGCTACCAGCTGGTGATGGCAAGCGCCAATGTCGCCAGTTGTGAGTGGCGTCGCCCTGGCCAGTGCGGCAACCAGTGGACGCAGGCGTTCACCGTGGCTGGTGGTGCTGCCAGCACGCTCTGGGCGTATGTCACCGACAGCCCCAACCAAAGCACCAGCACCAGACGGCGAACCAGGAAACCCCCGACGACACCATGATGCGAGCTGTCAGCGATGCTGTGGTGACTTTTGTCACCTTGGGCTTCACCGAAGCGGTGGTGAAACCGATTGCCAAGGCACTGGTGCAGCGGTCCCTGAAGCGAGCGCTGCCCTACGTCTATGAGCGGCTTGACAACGAGATGCCAACGCTGCTGAAGACCACGCCGATTGAGATGGTGGCGGAGTTTGGAGCAGCGATTGAGCAGGCCACAGGTCAGCCTGCCACTAGAAAGCAGATTGCCTACGTGGCTCGCAATTACGACCCATTGCGAGCTGTCCTCCGCAACGTCCAGCAATGAAGCTGCGCCTTACAGAAGCGGCCAAGTGGTACAAGGGCCAACCACACCAGCTGGCAGCGTTCAACTGGCTGGAGGAGCAGTTGAGTGCAGAGGTGCTGGAGGAGTTTGCGGAGATGTTTCGGGCCGCACCAGCGGTGAAGTCCCCGCTGCCCCCGCCGTGGCTGACCCCAGCACTGAAGATCATCCGCGAGTGGGAGGGCCTACGCCTAGAGGCGTACAAGTGCCCTGCGGGGATCCCAACGATTGGCTACGGAACGACCCGCACCAAGAACGGCCCTGTGCGGATGGGCCAGACCATCACCCAGCAGGAAGCGGATGAACTGCTGGCCCATGACGTAGAGCAGCTCTTTGGACCCGGTGTCTTGTCTCTGCTGCCAATGGCAGCGAAGTGGTCACCCAACCGAATCGCTGCGCTGGTGAGCTTTGCCTACAACCTCGGCCTTGGCGCACTGGAGGAGTCAACCCTACGCAAACGTCTCTTTGCAGGAGATGACCCGTTCACGGTGGTGCGTGAGGAGTTCCCCCGCTGGGTGTATGCCGGTGAGGCGGTACTGCCTGGCCTAGAGCGTCGCCGTGCTGCTGAGGTAGCCCTGTTCTGCAGTGGCGCACCGGCCAAGCCGTCTGAGCCACCAACGCTGACACCACAGTCGTCGTTCAGCGCCAAGATCACACCTAACATCCGGCTGGGTGAGTTTGCGTTGGATCAAAAGGAACGGCAGTTCAAGCAGCAGCACCAGATCGAGACAGCAATGGAGCTGGCCAACTTCATGGAGCGTGTGCGGCGTAACTTCCATGGGATGCCAGTGATCATCACCAGCGGCTACAGACCACCCGCCGTCAACAAGGCCGTGGGTGGTGCCAAGGAGTCAGAGCACCTCTACTCAAAGGCCGGCGAGGGTGCTGTGGACTTCTACCTGGACGGAGCTGACATCAACGCAGTACAGCAGTTCTGCGATAAATACTGGCCCTACAGCGTCGGCTATGGAGCCCCGAAGGGTTTTGTCCACCTTGGGCGCAGGGCAGACGGCAAGCATCGCCGCTGGGTGTATTGAGGTATGGACTCAGTTAGCTGGCAGGTGCAGGAGGGACTGGTGTTAATCCGACGCAAGAGCACCGGCGTGGAGCTATGGCTTGCGGTCCACCGAGGCCACACGTACATGAGCTACAGCGAGGTCGCCGCACGGCTGTGGCTATTCCGCGCTAAGGACGGTGATCAGGCGTGCTGATCTCCTTTTGAGGAGCGCAGACACTCCCAGGTCACCTCAGCCTGCCAGCGCTGGCGGTGCTCAACGCAATAGCCGAGCCCACAAACTCTCCAGAATGTCTCCCCATTCTTTTCTATTTGTTCAATCCGCACCTCATCAACCACCGGAAACTTAGGCGCAACCGTCTAGGTTCCCGCGATGGCTTGGGGTGAGTGGATGGTCGCTAAGCCGCAGCCGGAGCACCTGCTGAATCTGGAGCAGCAGCGGCGAGTGATCAAGACGATCAACCTGGAGCAGGCCCGTGACATGCTGTGGCGGCTATGTCAGCTGACGCTGCACCAGGATCTGATCTTGCGTGCTGCGACTAAGCGGATTGCAGAACTGGAGCTTTCCATCGAGCTTGGCGTTCCTTCATCGGCAGGGTCTCCGGTATCGGGGGAGCCAGCCGCACCGGCGGCTGAACAGGAGGAACCACCGGCTCAGGGGCTGACGCATGTGCCGTGGGCGCTTCGTCTTGTTCGCACGGTTCTTGCATTGCGAGGGGGTTAAGGCCCGCACGCCCCAGCTGGAAGCGGAGTTTGCGAACGGCACGCTCAGTGATTTGCCGCACCCGCTCACGGGAGGTGCCGGCCTGACGGGCCAGCTCTGCGTTGGTCATGCAGACACCATCCACAAGGCCGTACTTGCTCACAAGGAAGTCACGCTCCCGCTCGGTGAGGTGCTCCATGGCAGCCACCAACACCGGACGCCGCAGTTCCAGGTCCAGAGCGATGTCAGCGTCGTCGCGGTCTTTCTCGTCCTCATAAACGATCAGATCCATCAGACGGGAGCAATCGTGATCAGCAAGCACCTGTGAGTCAAGTGAGATGGTGCCGTTTCCGCGGTTACGCAGCAGCACCAGCTCCTCAACGGGGACGTTGAGGTCATCTGCCAGCTCCTGCATCGTGGGCTGTCTATGCAGATCGTGCATAAGCCGCTCATAGGTTTTGGCGAGCTTCCCCGCCAGCTCTGCGATGTGGTGGGGGCGACGGATCGCCCACTCCTGTTGCGCGATGGCGCGGGTGATGGCTTGGCGAATCCACCAGTAGGCGTAGGTGGAGAACTTGTAGCCGCGGGCGGGGTCGAACTTCTCAGCGGCACGCACCAACCCGCTGGAGCCCTCCTGGATCAGGTCAAGCATGTCCAGCGACTGCAGGCGACGCTGGATGTACTTACGGGCGACAAAGACGACAAGGCGGAGGTTGGCGGTCACCATCCTCTCCTTGGCGCGTTTGCCCTTACGCACCAGCACCTTCTCGGTCTTGGTGAGTTCACGGGTTTCGGCTTCGACTTCCAGGGCTATGGACTGTTGGATCAAGCGACCGAGGGTGATCTCCTCGTCATTGGTGAGCAGGGGGATGCGACCAATGTCATCGAGGTAGCGATCAACGCTGGAGCGTTCGTGATTGGCAATGCGAGCGGTCATGCGCTTGGGCGAGGAAGGGTGTCAATGGCCGCGGCCATACGGCGAGGGGAGTCGAGGGGTTCATCGTTGAACGCCTCAGCCCAGAAGGCATCAAGGGCGGCTTGGAGGATCTCGGGCGGGTGAGGGTCAGGGGCTTCAGTCGTCGCCACGTGACTCCTCTTGCTTTTGCTGCTCCAGCAGCCACAGGCCAAACGCCACGTAGTTCTCACGGGCTTGGCGGTTGGCGGGGGCCATGGGGAACGACTCACCCCACCACTTATCAAAGGCGTCTGCGACGTTCACTGCCCCACCTCCTGGGGCTGAGCAGCGGTCCACTCCTGATAAAGGCCGGTGTAAAGGGAGTAGAGGGGGTGCTCCTTACGGTCGCGCCCAGACCGGCGGAACAGGTCATCGAGCAAGTCTTGGCGAAGTTGCTGCTCTACGGGGTCACAATCTCTCATAACTAAGTGGGGTGGGATGGGGGCAGAAGGAAGGGGGCTGCTGCCCCCGAGGTTCCCGCTAGATGGCGGGCATGGCGTAGTTGCCGGTGGTAGCGGCGTAGTGCTTCCAGCAGACCTCTGGACTGTTGCCAGCCCAGGAGGCGATCTGCGCCACGGGCACCCCGCGTTCCAGCGCCACGGAGATTTGAGTGTGGCGCAGGTCGTAGGGGCGGAAGCGTGCGGGGA